ATGTTATAGAGATAATGTCTATAACAGATTCAGACAATAATAGTTGGACGGAAGTTCCATTTTTAGCTCAAGATATGGTGTTTGAAACTATCTCAAATACAGTGCAAAACGACCCAGAACTATCTCAATATAATGATATTCCATATCTTTTAAAATTGAAGAAAACTGCTAGAAGATTTATAACTAAATTCCGTTCAGATAAAAATTTAGAAATTCAATTTGGTCCAGGCGTATCTGATAATGATGACGAAGAATTAATTCCAAACCCAGATAATGTAGGTTCTAGTTTAAATGGATTGCAAGTTCAATTCGATCATCCTATAGATCCTTCAAACTTTATGTATACTAAAACATATGGATTGGCTCCTTCTAATACAACATTAACCGTTAAATATACAACGGGAGGAGGTCTTAAATCTAATGTAGCTGCTAGCACGTTAAAAAATATTACAAATATTGAATATCAAATAGATGCTCAAAACTTAGATAGTACTTTAGTAGCTAAAATTAAAGCTTCAGTAGCATGCACTAATCCTTCTCCAGCGTCAGGCGGTAAAAGTGAAGAAACTTTAGAAGAAATTAGACAAAATGCAATGGCAACTTTTGCTACTCAACAAAGAGCTATTACCGCTCAAGATTATATTATTAGATGCTATGCATTACCTGCTAAATTTGGCTCTGTAGCAAAAGCATATGTAATTCAAGATCAACAAATTAATCCTGATAACGGTCAACAAATGATTTCTAATCCATTAGCAATTAATTTATATACTTTAGGTTATGATAAAAATGGTAATTTAGTTGAATTGAATCCAGCAGTAAAAGAAAATTTAAAAACATACATTAACCAATATAGAATGTTAACTGATGCTGTAAACATTAAAACTGCATTTGTAATTAATATTGGAGTGACATTTGAAATAATTACTTTACCTGAATATAATTCAAATGAAGTGCTTATCAAATGCGTTGATAAAATGAAATCTATATTCGACAGTAAAGTATGGCAAATTAACCAGCCGATAGTGTTATCAAAAATATACACTGAATTGGATAGAGTAGAAGGAGTTCAGTCAGTAACCTCTGTAAAGGTAGTTAATTTATATACCACTACAGATGGGTATTCAGGTAATGTATATGATATTGCAGCTGCTACAAAAGCAGGAGTAATTTATCCTTCATTAGATCCAAGTGTTTTTGAAGTAAAATATCCTAATTCAGACATAGTAGGAAAAGTCGTTTCTTTATAAAAAAAATTAAATTATGATTTGGTCAATACCAGCATTACTAGATACAACCATATATGAAAAAGATCCGTATAGAAATGCGGGCCTAGATCAAATATTAGAACTTCGAAAAGAAGGAGATACAACTACTAGCGACTTAACTGAATCTAGGATATTAATGAAATTTGATCTTTCTGAATTGCCTGCAATTTTATCACAAAATGGAATATCTATCAATGATATATCTGCTAGTGTAAAATTATATACTGCTCAGGAATATGAATTACCCGCTTCTTATATAATAGAAGCTAAAGCATTGTCAAATAGTTGGACTAACGGTTCAGGATATCATTATTTTCCTGTAGGAATTCAAAATCAATCATCACTTACTGACGGAGCTACTTGGATTTCTACTCAAGGTACAGGCTCTGCACAATGGACATCTGGAAGTGGAACTGCTATTCAATTCAATGAAACTCAAGGAGGAGGAGCTTGGTTCACAGCTTCAATAGCATCACAGTCATTTAATTATAAAACTCAAGATGATATTAATTTAGATATCACTCAAATAGTAAAAAATTGGTCAAATAATGTGTATACTAATAATGGAGTAGTAATATCATACAAGAACTCAACGTTGACAGGTTCGAATACACCTTTAACAAACATTCAAATTCATTCTTCAGACACTCACACTGTCTATGAGCCTCATTTATATATTAGCTGGACAGGAAGTTTAACTTATACCACAGGGTCATTAACTCAAATGACTTATGAAGATGATCCAATTGTTTATGTAAGATCTTTTAATGCAGAATTTTTAAAAGATAAAAAGAATAGAATTTTAATTGCAGCTAGACCTAAATATCCTAGACCTGCATTTACTCAAAACTCTACATTTGCTGGAATTAAAGCATTGCCTCAAAATTCTTATTATCAAATTAAAGATGCGCATAGCGATCAAATAATTATTCCGTATAGTAATACAACTAAAATTAATACTAATACTTCAGGAAGTTATTTTGATTTTTATACGACAATGATGTATCCTGAAAGATATTATAAATTTGAAATTCAAGCAAATTTTACAGATTTCACAGAATACTTTTCATCAAATGAATTTATTTTTAAAATAGTTAAATAAAATGGCAATATACGAATTACATGAATTTGACAGAGATAAAGTATTTACTGGAGAAATAATTCCTTCTAAAGCAGAGAATATAAAATTTAATCCTTACGAAAAAAATTCTGTAGGTCAGACCGTTATTGATAATAATAAAGATTTAAGTCAAGTTAGAAATTTTATAAACTTAAATACTACAAAAGTTTCTCAAGAAAAATTTAATCAAGTTATTGATATAGAAATTAAAGAATTTTTACCAACAAAAATTGACACTACTATTGCAGACTTATCTAATAAAGTTTCTGAATTAGAAGGAGTTAAAGCAGAACTTGAAACAATTCATGTATTACATACAGAAAAAATAGATAGATTAAATAATCAAATTACAACTCTAGAATCAAAAGCTAAAATGACACCTCCGGTATTAATTAATAAAATACCTGATACATTATTAGCAAAAAGTTCATTAGTATCAAGCACTGCTAAAGATAGGTTGCTATCTAAAGGTAGACAAGCTATAGCAGTTATTGAAGACACTGGAAATTTTACGATATATACTGGAGAGTTTGACGAAAATGGTAAACCATTACCAAATACTACACCAGAAGCTCAATTTCGTAAATCAGTTGTTGATAATGATCAAGTCAGTTTTGTAGATAGGTCAAACCGAGCATGGGGTTCATTTATGAATACATATGGAATTTGGCCATCGACGTCCGATGAAGAAAACACAACCGGAATTTATAAAAGAGATGTATATATAGAAAGAGACGGTAATTATGGATTTAATACAACTGCTGACAATTCATGTATTGTATCTATAGATAATGTAAAAGTCGCTACGGGGCAGTCATTCGGATACAGCATACCCGACGTACCTAGTCAAAAAGCTTTATTAACTAAAGGATGGCATTCATTAAAAATTGCATACGCCAATGAAAGCGGGCCAGGAGCATTTGCTTTAACAATTACAGCCCCAGATGGGCCATTAGTACCAGTAACAAAAAATGTCACTACTAAAGAATGGGTAAGAGACAATGCTAATGGCGGTTATGGATTTGGGTTTCTGCAATATAAAGATGTTACTAAAACTGTTACTGTATATGAAGCATCTCCAAAAGGAGGAGTAATATGGGATACTAGAACATACAAAGCAGCAAATTCTAGAAACTCAACGCTTCCTATAGAAGCCAGCGGGTCTCCTTATGTAATGTGGATATATCCAGGAGCTACAGATAACGACGGTCAAGGTCAAATTGAATTAGCTAAAACTAAACCTTCTTGGGATGTAGTTTGGGGTTCAGGAAGAACTAAATTATCAAAACTAGCAAAAGTTGTTTTAGACGACAATGGTATTTTAAATCTGTATGAAGGTAAATCTTTAGTTTGGTCATCATACGCATTTTAATACCTACAATCTTTAACTTTGATATTTATATTAAAGACAAATATAAATGCTGACAGTTTACACAAATCAGAATGAAATTCTAAAATCAACCGGAGCCGCTCAGGCATCTAGGTTAGAAACTGTTGATAAAGAACTACTTGATGTAAGGAATTTTTCTATTACATTTAATAAAGGAACTCAGCCTAATTTAGAAATGCACGTTTATACTCCAGATGGGGTATACTTAACAGGTAATCATAAAACTTTATATTCAATTGAAAACAATGATAACACCTCTCAAAAGGTAGCATATCAACATATATCAATTGACAATGTTAAAGAATTAGATGCTTTAGGAATTACAAGAGGGCAGTATAAAATTGTATATAATTTATTTGATAATCTTTTAGGATCTTATGAAGGTCAAAAAGCTTTTATAAAAGAAATATCGCCTTCTAGACGAGAATTAAGAGTTCAATTATCACAATCAAGTCCAGGTCTAGTATCTCAATTAAAAGCATTTAAAACAAGATGGGAAGAATTAACGAGTAATGATATCTTTGATTCATTCGTTATTAACTTTGGATTTAATGAAACTTATCAAATTATTAATTTAAAATTTGATATAGATTCAGACATACCTGAGATAATTGTTAAGCTTTACCAACCACTTCCTTCTAAATACGGAGAAAAATCTAAAATTTGGGTTTCTGAAGAAATTTTAGTTCCTGTAATAGATTCAGTATCTATTGTACCTAAACATGTAGGAGACCCAGTTAATACATTAGCAGCTCCTAATTTTGAATTAGAAGGTACTGACGGAGCTTCAATTGCTACTAATTTTAAATCTTGGAATGATTTATTATCTGCAAATATGTCTACTTCTCAACAATTAGTAGATAATTATTTTTCAGGGTCGCTATCAGGAATTAAATTAAATATAAATTACAGAGACTTTTCTAACTTTATTCATTA